GCAGAGTTTCTATCTTCTTCTGCAACGCGCCTTAAGTCTGTATCGTAGATACGTTCCGGGTTAAGATCGGTTACTTCACTTCCAGAAGAAGCCGCATCCTGCCTTGGATCGTAAGTAGGATCAAAGAAATTTGCCATAGTAATATTGTAGTAGGACTAGATCAAACCTTAGATATCATGAATCACAGCCCTGCTGCATTCTTAGATGCATTCGTTCAAGACGAAGTCAAGTGCCGTTGCCTGGACGAAGGAGATTTTGGCCAGCCTATTGCAAACGAAGAGAATGATGTGCCACTATATGATATGTATAATCGTGGTTTAGTAGCATGCGAGCAGGGTCTAGAAAGGAACCCATTGAATCTCGAGGGAGCACGGCCCGGAATGACGGGTTATATCCCCTCGATGGAGGAGGGCTTAGCGATGGGAGCATCTCCGAAACCCAAGGCACTGGTACTGGATCTGGAGGGACCGGACGAGGAAATGATGGAGGAATCACTCAAGCGTCGTGGTTTGCGCCGATAGAAGAAGTGAGTGATTGTCCTGGTGGAGTTTGCCCTGTTCCATGGGCCGTAAAAGAAGAAGCTCCTGTTGTCCAACAAGATCAGGTCAATCACCCTCCGCATTACACGGACGGTGGAATCGAGTGCATCGAAGCGATTGAGGCGCAATTAACCGCTGAAGAGTACCAAGGCTATCTCCGTGGTAATTGCGTTAAGTATTTATGGCGTTGGCGTCACAAAGGCGGTAAGACCGACCTGGCAAAAGCGCAGTGGTATCTAGATCGCCTTCTGACTTTTACTGAAGCTCAGAACGGCTGAAGATCGTCTTCGTCATCATCGTCCTCGTCGTCGTCATGCATGCAGGCGGCGGCGAGTTCTGCCAGTTCCAGGTCGGTGGGGTGGTCCCAATCAATATCAATGTTTTCAGACGCCATGATGTCCTTGATGGCGTGCCACTCCATCATGCGTTGATGGTAGAGACTAAGTAGGGCGTAACGCAGTTCTTCCCATGTCATTTCTTGGGATTGGAGTTCTGCCTTACGCATTGCAAACTGGAGTTCCAGGGGCAGTTCAAATTCCCGTGGTTCGACCGAACGCTCCATTCCACTCTGCATCAACTTGTTGCAACTATTCTAATCCTAGCTGTTAAAGATGAGATCCAAGCTTTCTTGCTCGAGGTCATCCCAGGTATTGTCACCAATCCGAAAATTGTTGGCAAATTCAGAAAGGATGTAAGGGCTAATACTTTCTTCTAACTTACGAATTGCCCTTACTTCGTGAGGTGCTGCGGCATAGTTTCTAAATGCTGTAAGGAGAATTTCGGTTGATGCCCAGGGATTTGCATCGATTTCTTGAAGGAATAAGTTGACTTCTTCTCTGCGTCTTTCCAGGAGACCGCCAATAACTTTGTGCTCTTCGTCAAAGATCCATCGTCCGATCTCGTTGGTCACCCCACAAAAATCCTCTGTTTCTAAACAGTCAATAATACGACTGTAAAGAAAAGGCTCCCAGCCTACTGAATGAACGAACGAGACTAATGCCTGGCGCATGCTGCCATCAAGTCCCAAGTTCAGACGTAGGAGCTGGGATTCAATGACGTTAATTTCATGAAATAAATACTCCAGTGCTTTTTCGCGACTGCAACATTGTCCTTTCTTGACGGGAGAACCATCGGGATAAAACTGAGTCCCAAATCCGATGGTATAAGGTTCTCCACCCGTAATCGGATCTGCGTAGGCTTTTTCGTTAAAGCCTTCGTACTTGCGGATTAAGTTAATCGCACGAGAAAGATCCGACATGGGAGGTAACTATTATTACCCCTAATATACATAAAATCTACTTGCCTTGGCCACGAGACAATTTACGTCCATGGTTGGGACGTGAATGCTTGCCTTGACCTTGTTTTGTTTTTTTAGGCTTGGGCTCAATTTGCAGTGCAGTGGACTTAGGCTTTGCCATGGTGCCGTAAGAGTAGCAACAAAATCCTAGCGGTTTCTACCAAGCCTTGCAACTCCAGTAGCCAGCAGTCAACTTGCTCTTTTTCTCGTCACAATTGTGCCTTGCACGAAAATTTTTACGGCGTTCTGGATTGTCTCGCTTGATTTCCATGTTGGCATCACCAAAGCGTATAATTTTCTCCTTGCCGTTTTCACAAGCTTTTACAACAGATTTTTTTCCGCCCTGAATATCTCGGCGTGGCTTGTTGCAATCCATTTTATCTTTGGCAATCTTGGCAGCAGCGGCAGCCTTTTTCCTTTTATCACTCATTTTAAGAAAGATGTAAAACCACCTAAAATACTTTTTCCAGTAGAAGACATATAGTCTTCGTCTTCGTCATCTTTTAATCCTAGACTAAAGTATCTTTCTTCTTCTTCATCTGTATCTGAAGTAGTTTCTTGATCTTGTTCATCCTCCAAGGAACCCATTAATTTTTCAACAGTGCCCAGGGATTCAAATGGATCCGAAGTAAGTTTCCCAAAATCAAATTCCAGTCCTTTACCTGTTAAGAGTTGTGTCATAACTGACATATCTTCTTTGTCTGCATCTGGGTAAACATCTGTGTAAAATTCTTCCTCTGTTCCCCCGTAGCCAGCGTCTTTAAAAATTTGATAGAACTCTGTCTCTGGCTCTTTATCCTTTGCTAAGTTATCTTCATCTCTTTGGATATAAGTAATACCTAGTCTTTCTTGTGTTGGTTTTAATCTTTTTTCTTGTAAGTACTTGATATTTTGACGAATTTCTTCTGCGCTTCCAGTTCTCACTGTGTTCATAATTTCTTCTTTTAAATCCTCAAGGTTTCCCTGAAAATCTTCCATGTTCAATTCTTTTAAGGCGTCCTGCCATTGCTCAGGTGTATTTGGATCTAAGCCTTCAAGCAAATCATCGGCAAATTCTTCTGGCAACAGAAAAATACCAAAAACGTTCTTTTGTTTCAGGGCTTCATCACTCAGTTCTGGCAAGACCTTGGTGTAAATAAAATCTTTTACTTTGCTTGTTGTCAGGAAGTTTTCGGCTGGGTCAAAACCTTGCCCTTGACCCTTGACTTCAAAATGTACTTTTGCAAAGTCTTCTTTATTGTTCACGTCTATGCCAAAACGATAGGCTTGTTGAGCCCAATAAGCGTCTCCCTTTTTAGCTTTCTCCCAATCACTGGCAACATCATTGGCTTGTTTTTCGTACAGGCTTTGTTGAGCAGCATCGCCTGTTGGGTTGAAGTAAAAATCAGCATCGAAAAAGCGTCCAGTATTAACTTGTTTTTGAATATCTTGCAAATACTGATCACTTCTCATATCAGCAAGCCTGGAAATTGCACTGACCATATCTTCCGTTTGAAAAGGGTTTTTATCTTCTTGTCTGACATCTAAATATTCTGTGAACTCGTTCATTGACTTCGATTGGTCAAATCGAGGTTGCAAGTAATCCGTTATAAAGTTTCTCGCAAACTCTGCTTCAATTTTAATTTTTTCCTCTACAGTGCCTTCCGGTATGTCCTTTTTATACGCTAGCTCTTGCTCTTGCTCATACTTTTTCTTTAGCGTCTCATCGAACCATTGCTGCCAATTGTACGTAACGTTATTTTGAATACCTGTAATGTTTTGCAGGCTTTCCTCCAGATTATCCTGGTTGAATGATTTATCCCCCATCATTGACGTATAAGCGCCAATCCCAGAATCCATAAGCAATGAATCTGCGATTGTCTTGTTTATATTAACGATCTCTCCCACACTACCAAGGCCAGAAAGTAAATCAAATTCCGCCTCCTTTGCTTTAGCTTTTTTAATTTCTTCGATTGTATCTTTTAAAACATTTTGAGTTAATGCGGCAAATTTAGTAACATCAACTGTGGCTTTTTCGCCAACAACTTGATTGATAGCATCTTCCAGCTCTGTTATACCGTAGTCAACGTTAATATTATTTACAAAAGCAACTTCTTTGTCTTCAGGCCTTTGAGATAAACGAAATAACGCAATAAAATCTTCTTCTTTTTGTGGGTTTAAAAATTTTTCTTTGCCTAATTTTTGCCAATAAGGGTCGTTGTTTTTTGCCTTTTCCCACTCAGAAGCAATCTCTGGAATCTTTATTAACCTACTTGTCTGTGCGTCTATAGTATCAACGCCAAGTTGAATATTTCTTATATCTTGAAAGTCTTTTTCAGTAGGTTCTTTTTCAGTGTATTTGTTTGCTTGCAGTGTCACTTCTGGTGCATTGCCACGTTGCCCAGCGGATTTACCTTGGGTTATGTAGTGCCAGAGGTAATAATTATTTTCACCGTAACGATTAACAATATCAACGTCATCCTTGGCAACAGCGTCTGCATACTGCTGAGCAAGTTGTGGATTTTGTTTTTTATAGTAGCTGGGATCAAAATCCCCATACAAGGGTTTAAGGATAGTTTCATCATCTTTTGCCAGGCTTTTTGGATCCCAGGGCTGGAGCTTTTCTGTCAGATAGAAAGTTTTAAAATTATTCTCAATACCTGCAATTCCAAGGTTTTTGAGTGCTTCTTTTTGCTGTAAGTAATCTCCACCTTTTGTAGAATTGATAATTGCTTCTGCTACAGGAAGTTTTGCATTGTATGCTTCAACCTCCTTGTTAAAAGGCTCAATAATTTCTGTGTTTATTTTTTGATTTTCTTTTGCCTTATCAAGTTTTTTTGCTATATCTGGAATCTTTTTTGCATATTCTTGCGCTACAAAATACTCAGGTTGAAACCATGCAGTATTCATGAATGTTTCAAAACCTTTTTCTCCTGGAAAAGGTAAAGTTGTTGTTTTATCCGCTTTCGGATCGGGGCTTGTACTAAGACTTGGAACAAGCCTTTCAACCGTTTGATATCCAGATCCCATTTTGGGATTGGGGATCTTTACGTTTGTTTTTGTATAGTTGATATAATATCTTTCTGGATAATTAACAGGTTTTAACTCTTTTCTATGTTGTTGATCAAAACTCCATTTTTTCGTGGTGCTGTCATAAGAAACTGGTGGCCGTACGGTCATATCATGCAACCCGCTCTAGTGTGTCGGGCGGTAAATGAGAAAAATCTAAAACCCCGTATTCAGTCCAGGCTTTTATTCTTTCCATCTTAGCTTGAGTAAAGAACTCTTGCTGTTGATACCAGTCTTCCATTTTAGAGCTTGCTTTGTTTGAATTACAACGTCTGCAAGCAGGAATCAAGTTGTTTCGATTACTAGAGCCTGAACGAAATCTTGGGACGATGTGGTCCAGGGACGTTGCATCATCTCCGCAGTAACCACATTTACCTTCCCAGGCTTCGTATATTGATTGTCTGTAACGTTTTTTTGCTAACTTTGGAGTTAATTCAATGAGCAGGGCGAGGGGTTCCTGTTCACAACTGAACATACTCTTTAGTTGCCGTTATCTAATTTTAATTTGCCCTGATTTAAGCAAGAGAAAACAAAGAGATAAAATTTTAGTTAAGGTGGTTGACAGGGGCTTGATTTTCCGTACGGTATAGAAGTACGCATTTTCCTGCGCCATGACCAAAACTCCCGGCTGGGTTTCCGTCCAGAAAGCAGAAGAGCTGCTTGGGGTCGATCGCAAAACACTATTCCGCTACCGTGATGATGGCACTCTGAAGCTTGGTCCTCATTACGCCGCATTTCCGGAGACTCGCTCCAGGGACTCGTATCGCTGGAACGTGCCTGCCGTACGTAAGCACCTCAATAAACTAGAAAAGCAAGCAGTGGCTTGAGCCTGGTAAGATTGACGGGATGGGACGAGAACCCCTGCTTCGGCGGGGGTTTTTTATGGCGTGACCCCACTCGAGAATGCTGCCCATGCAAGGCCGATTGCTTCCATCGAAGAGATCTCTCCACTGGCGTAGGGAATATTAACAACGTCACCAGGGTGGTAGACAGTGGGCGTACCACTTGCTTCGATTGGGCTGAAGCCGTATTTACGAGTCTCTTGTTGCTCGGGGGATAGCACAAAAGTACCGTCCACGATGTCTCCGAAATTTGCCATTAGGTTTCAGGTCTCTCTCCTTGTGATGGAACGTAGGGCTTGCCATTCTTGTCATACATGGTAAACCCAGACATCAAAACGAATGTAGAGGGAACATTAAACAGTTTTTGCATCATGGGCATCATCATTGGGGCCTGACAGTTATAAGGAGGTACATCCATAATTGACAAGCCTCGCTCCGTAATCCTATAAGCAGCAGTTTGATTATCTTTATTAGCTTGATCAACGAGTCTTTGTTCCCAAGCAACGATACTTCCTTCGTCAACAGGTAAGTCGGAAGGCTCTGGTGGAAACACCTTTTCTGCAAATTTCATTGCATAGATATGTTTGCAGTATCTCAACTCGTCAAGCAGAGGGGTCCAAAAGTCCGTAAGAGATGTAATTGTATATGAACCGTCTGGATTGCGTGTTGTCGAGTAGTCGGCAAAGTTGGGAGGTCCTTCAGCAACGGCACCCTCAAGGGACGGTAAGGGCGTGTTTCTTGTGTACTGTTTACCGAAGTCACGGAACACTCCTGGATTGTCTCTGAGGGCTCCAGGTTGCGTTGAAGAGCTTGGCGTAATTGTTGGAGGGATCCCATACTCTGCAGAAGGTGCTACAACTTCCATGTTGCGATTAACCGTGGCACTCGTCATGGCGTTGTTGTCGACGCGTCCATCAAGAGTCATGCGTTCATATCGTCCAGGCTTAATAGCTGCTGGTCTGGTGCGAGGAAATACTTTTTGATTTCCTTTTCCAAGACCCATCATGTATGCATAGTCTCTGCGAGTAAAATCCTGACAAGAACAGCAATACCTAGTACCGGTCATCAAGAAACGTCCTACATGCGGAGACGTTTGTGATGGAGTACGAAAAACTGCGTCTGGAGTTGACTCAACTGATCCTTGTTTCTGTAGCGTTAAA